ATACTTCATATAACCCACAGTTTTATGAAGATGAAAAGATTCCAATGTCAGAAATGCTACAACATATTTTGATGTTCTACAAGTACGGTGGTAAACAATTATACTACTTTAACACTTATGATGGTCAAGGAGAAATTGACGTTAATAAGTTAACTGAAGAAGATTGTGAGAGCTGTAAGATTTGAGGCAAATAAAATGAGTAAGAGTGTATTTCCAACACGCAACAAGAATCATTTGACTTCTTTAGCGTTTTTAGATAAGAACGGTGGCGTTGGGTTACAACGTTATGAATCAGTAAAATATAAGCAATTTGATAAGTTTACTGATAAGCAGTTAGGTTTCTTCTGGAGACCAGAAGAGGTAGACGTGCTTCGTGACTCAAAGGACTTCAAAGATCTTAACGAGCACGAACAGCACATTTTCACTTCAAACTTAAAGCGACAGATTCTACTAGATTCAGTACAAGGACGTTCGCCTAACTTAGCGTTGCTACCTATTGTTTCAATTCCAGAACTAGAGACATGGATTGAAACGTGGGCATTTAACGAAACTATTCATAGTCGCAGTTACACACATATTATTCGTAACATTTACGCTGATCCAAGCAAAGTATTTGACGAGCTATTAGACGTTAAAGAGATTTATGAAACATCGCAAAGTATTTCGCAATATTATGATGATTTAATTGAAGCGTCGACATGGTATCAAATGTTAGGCGAAGGATGTCATAGAATTAACAACGAAATTATTAATATTGATTTGTACGACATTAAGAAAAAACTATGGCTCGCTATTAACTCTGTAAATGCTCTAGAAGGTATTCGCTTCTACGTTTCGTTTGCTTGCTCGTGGGCGTTTGCTGAATTGAAAAAGATGGAAGGTAATGCTAAGATTATTAAATTAATTTGCCGTGACGAGAACTTACATTTAGCAAGTACACAAACAATGATCAAGATCCTGCCAAAAGACGATCCAGATTTTGCTAAGATTGCTGAAGAATGCAAAGAAGAAGTACAACAAATGTTTATTGATGTAGTTGAGCAAGAAAAGCGTTGGGCAGATTATTTGTTCAAAGATGGATCAATGATTGGTCTTAACGCACAGTTGCTTGTGGAATATGTGGAGTGGATTGCTAACAAGCGCATGACCTCATTGGGATTAGAAACATCGTACAAGGGCGGCTCTAATCCTCTTCCTTGGACACAGAAATGGATTGCGGGCGGTGAGGTACAAGTGGCACCACAGGAAACGGAAATTTCTTCTTATGTGGTTGGTGGCACTAAACAAGACGTAACAGAAGATACATTTAAAGGATTTAGTTTATGATTAAAATTTATAGCAAAACAACTTGCCCATATTGTGACCAAGCAAAACAGTTGCTTGAAACCTATGGGTTTGAATATGAGGCGATTAATATTGAATCAGATCCAGAAGCACGTGAATTTGTACTGAGTGAAGGACACCGCTCTGTGCCACAAATTTATGTGAATGATAAATTGCTCGAAGGCGGTTTCTCAGGATTACAAAAAGCGGGACGCGAAGGCGTGCAAGCATTACTAGAAGGTTAACATGTTTGATTTAAAGACAAATGAAATTTATAGTTTTAAACTAAATTCAGGCGAAGAAGTAGTTGGAAAAATTGTTGCACTAGGTGCTAATGAAGTTGTAATGGACCATCCGGTTAGCGTAGCGATGACCCCACAAGGACCGCAAATGATCCCGAGCATGTTTACTGCGAATCCAGCAGGAAAAACTACGATAAATATTACTAATTGTACAATGGTATCAGAAACTGCTTCAGATGTAGTTGCAATGTATACACAAGCAGTAACTGGCATTAGTACACCAAGTAAAAAAATTATCACAGGGTAAATTATGCCATCAATGGTTGTCAGAATGGGAGACGTAAATTCAGCAGGAGGTGTTGCAACCTCTGGCGTGTTTACTGTTCTGGCTAACGGAAGACCTGTGGTTGGTCCAGGAGTGAGCGTCACTGCGCATCCTTGTTGTGGCGCTCCTGGATGCGGTGCTCACTGTTCTGCAAGAACAACATTGGGATCTCCTACTGTTCTGGCAGGCGGCAGACCCATCGTGTTTGTTGGCAGCCCTGATTCATGTGGACATCCTAGAGCGACTGGTAGTTTTGATGTTATTGTAGGATTATAATGTATAATACACTAAGTCCTTTGATGTTAATCGCCGGCGAGGGCCTAATTCAAAATACAGGACTAGGCATTAATAATACTCTTTCGTCTAGAATTAACACATATACTGCACGTAATATAATAACTGCATATGCAAGTGTTATTTCAGCAGCTGAATCTGCGCTCATTACAGCAAATCCAAGCCCACCACCGGCCACCATTACATCACCCAGTCTAAATGATATCTATACATTTGCAAATAATACATGTCCGGCTTTAGTGAATGCTATTCCAGGTTCTGCAAGTATTGGTAGTTCAACAAATAGATTTACTGCTCAACTCACAACACACGCAAATAACATTCTGGGAAATGGTGATCTGAGTAAATTTGTGGTACAGATGTATACAGTAATGGCATATACTGTTATGTCAGGAAGTTTTATTGATGCGGCTGTTACATCCAATGAGTATCTGGGGCCAACATTCACTAATATGGATGATCTTATTAGCGGTAGCATCACAAGTATTAGCCTTGCTACCGTTGAATTCGGTACAGACCTGATTAATACTGGACTATTGATTGATTTAGACAAACTCACAATATACGGTACTCCACACGCACTAATTATTAAATTAGCAACACGCGGTTTACTACCATATATCGGAGAAGAGTTAATTCGAGCAGGAATTAATCCAACTTCTTTGTTAACCAAGATTAGTGGTTTGGGCACCAATGAATTATTGCCTCTCATTATTCAAAAGAAATGTTATGAAGCATTTAAAACTGTAAAAGAAGATAAATTAAAAACGTTAATGCAAGCATTGCGTGTTAATTTGCCAATGGTTTATGAATCAAAAGCAAATTATGATGCAAGCACAACTGCCATGGTTACTCTGGCAGATCTGATAGACACTCGTAAACTGTTTCCAACTTCTTTTAGAACACTGACTAGTCCATATAAGACTGGATTTAAGGCCATTTACTTAGACAATAACGGTGCAGTGAATGGTTTGTTTAAAAATTTAGGCAAAGATTATTATGGTATTCTGTCAACTGGTTTGGCAGATGCCAACGTCGCAATGCGCCGCGCTCTGCAACAAGTTAAAAATGTACAAAACACAAGCACCGATCGGTTAGGTGCATCTGTGCAACAAATTCAAACAAATTACGGGTTAAATTTAATAAATTCTATTGACACGCCACTTCCGTCTAGTGTATACTCTTATTATACATCAAGTTTTGGAGGAGGATCTGGTTCTAACGGAAGATATTATTTGAGTGATGGGATTGGAACTCCAGCAGGTATCACGCACAATGAGGCATTTGCGTCATTAAATGCCTCATTGGATGTTCTTGAAGATGCTGGTGCGTTGGATGACCTGATTGAGATTTTTGGAAAATTAGAGACATTTTTAACGACATTTGTTCCTGATGGATCAACAACATACACGATACCAGGTATTGGTGGGCCTTATTTGACCTATGAAGATGGCGTTGATGATTGTTTGGCCGCGGCTGCAACAGAAATTTCTGGTATTGCAAGTGGATATCCAACAGAATATGCTAATTTGAACACACAGTTTGGGTATAGTGTAGAACAGATTGAGAAAGAACTTGACACATTGGCAGACGCAGGCGTGGTATTTGCAGATACACCAAGCAGCAAACAAAGTATAATGAGCATGGTCAGTAATTTACACACATATGCTATTCAAAACGAATACAGAGGTCCAGCAGAGTTGTTAGAAAAAATGGCAGACACAACCACTCAGGCAGGCCAAGCACTCATCGGTGCGTTACGTGAAGGACGCAATATTTCATCTCTTAACACAGTTGGTGTAGGTATAGATAATGTTCCTACCATATCAGCTGATCCAGCAGACGGTACTGGAGAATTTGAAACAGCACAATATTCTGTGAACGAGGCAATTTCGAATATTTCAACGAACTGAGGAATGTATGATTAATTTCTTTAAAAAACTTTTTACCATTGTCATCAGATTTGTAAAGAACATTTTTAAGTTGTTTGCAAATCAGATTCCGGGCGTTTGTATTGAATGTGACCCGCACGAAGTTTGTTGTGATACTAGTGATGTTCGTTATAGCAAAGCACGCATCACTCACAAAGAAGCGGTTCGTTTAATGGCCAAATATGGGATGAGTGCAGTTCATGATCCTAAGAAAGGTTTATGGACTATAAAATATCTCGATCAACAAATAACATCTGATTCATTTCGCGAAGCAGTGCAAGATATCAAGGTAGGTTAATATGCCAGCCTCCTGGATTCATAAGCTCAACGAGAGCAATAGCCGTATCCACAAAGAAAAGGTTATTGAACAAGCAGTAGCAGCACGTAAGCTAGGTGATCAAACAGCAGAATGGTTTTTGTTTGGTGCGTTTGCCGCGTATAGTCCGTTTCTAACCTATAACGTTAAAAAAGTACCCGCTACAGAAGGTTTGGTCAACAGAGAAAACCCGTGGGTTGATTTCCGAAAGTTGTTAGCAAGTTTAAGCGATCGCAACGTCACTGGAAACGAAGCACATTTTGAAATAGAACGTATGTCCGAACGTTTTGATTCAGAACAATGGAATGATTTTTGTGCCCCTGTTATTCAAAAAGATTTGCGTGTAGGCGCCACATTAAAAACATTCAACAAATATTTAAAAGGCACAGATTTAGAAATTCCTGTGTTTGAATGTCAGCTTGCTACTGATAGTGCTAAACATGAAAGCAAGATGACTGGTGATAAAATTTTACAACGCAAACTTGACGGCGTGCGTGTAATTGTTTTATGCATTCACGGCACTGTACGTATCCACAGCCGCAATGGAAAAGTATTTGAAAACTTTAATCACATTATACCGCAAATACAAAAAGTAATGCCAGTTATTCAAAACGTTATGAGCACACCTAATTTTGTGCTCGACGGCGAAATGATGAGCGATGATTTTCAAACACTTATGAAGCAAGCACATCGCAAATACAATGCTGATGCTTCAGACAGTCGTTTCCATATTTTTGATATTCTCAACTATGGCGGGTTTATTCAAGGTGTAAGTCGTGTAAAGCAAAGTGTGCGTACAGACACATTACGAGCATTAAAAGGACGTATTGAAGAACAACCTAATCTTCGAGTAGAACCTGACATGCGTGTTAATTTAAGCACAGGGCAAGGCATGGATGTTATGCATCGTTATGCTAACGAATGCGTAGAACAAGGATACGAAGGGATTATGATCAAAGACGCTAATGCTCCATATGAGTGTAAGCGCACAACACATTGGCTTAAATGGAAGCCAAACATTACCGTTGACCTGGAAGTAGTTGCGGTGGAAGAAGGCACAGGGCGTAACGAAGGTCGATTAGGCGCTCTTGTGTGTGAA